CATCTTTGTATTTCCCCTCTTGTATCTGAACTACAGACGTATCACTCGGTGATAGTTTGTTCAGGTACTTGAACTTTGGTATCTCTGACATAGTCTCCATATAAAAATTCCTTTTCTACAGCTTTCTCAATCTGTTGCATTACTTCCTTAGTAAAATACTTTTCAGGATCTTTCTGTATAACTTTTCCATACACTTTGGATCCATCTTGTAATTCATATCGATTAGCTACTTTTTTGAATATATCATACTTCTCTGCTATGTCTAAAAGACCATAGTATCTATCTAACCCTTTATCATAGGTTAGTAAAACTTCCACTTGCTTATTCTCTTTCGTAAATCTTGACTTGGCCATCTTAACCTTAATAATGTTTCCAACTACTTCAGTTCCATCTTTCTCTTTCTTCTTACCAAGGAAACATATTGTAGATGCACTATACTTTAGACCACTACCACCTGCCATCTCTTTAGTAGGAATATAACTACCTACTACATCATATACATGGTTAGTAATCAACATAGGAACATTTATCTTAGCTAGCTTTAGGTTTAAAACTCTAAATGTAGCTTTTAAGGTTGCAGCCTTAGTCATATCTCTAGTTTCACTTCCAGTTGCAGTATCTTCTAACTCTTTAGTACTACTTAACTGACCAAGGCTGTCTAACACCATCAACATAGGTGGTCTATCTTTTGACTTTGCATAGTTATCCACCAACTGAAGAACAGTGTGTCTAAACTTTTGAATTGTTTCTGGTTCTGATATAATAACTCGTTTAGTATCAATACCACGAGTACTCATCATCTCTTTGGTTACAGCTGCTTCAGTATCGAAATAAAAGACAGCACCGGTAGGGTTATCATCAAGGAAGCGCTTAACAACACCAAGAACGAAGAACGTCTTTCCTGTTGCTGACTCACCGGCAAATGCAGTAATCTTATTATTTGGTACACCACCGTATAAGCTGCCAGACAAAGCAGCGTTAAGCACATAACTACCAGTGTCAATACATCCTGAGAACTGTGAAGAACTAAGTCCATCTTCTGCAATATTTGTGTTTTCATCATTAAGTTCCTTAACCATGTTTCTAAAAAAATCTGTCATAATATACTCGCTTTCATATTTTATTATTATACTTCAATCACTTTTTAGGGTCAACATTTAATTTAAATCCAAGTGGACTTACTTTCTTTTTATATCCAACATGACTTGTTTTGACCATACCTTCTGGTACTTTTTCATCCTTTGGTTTAGGTTTAGGTTTAGGTTTTTCTTTTACTTCTTGTTCTAGTTTAATCTCAGACCATTCTTTCTTTGTAGCATCAGCTGCTTTTGTTATAGTAACTTTCTTGGGTCTGTTTACAGCTTCTTTTAGTGTCATATTTGCAGCTACAATAAGAAGTACAGCTAATGGATCAAACACAAATATAATTGTAATGATAATCCATCTTACAGCTCTTTCTAATAAATTCTTATCTAATTCATCACCATAGATAAAAGCTGCAATATATTTTATTGGTCCTACTTCAGCTTCTAATGCTAATTGTTCTTTATCTAATTCTAACTTTTCAACAGACATTGTATCAATCTTATCAAAGGCATCATCTATAATTGTAGATAGTTGAGCTCGTTCTTCATTCTGAGATTCTCGAACAGCAAGAGCACCACTTGGTCCTCTTATTCTATCATAATCAATTAATACTTGTACTGTTTTATCTAATTGTGCAACAACTGTTTCAGCATCTTTAATTCTAATCTTTTCTCTGTCTATCTTCTTATCTAATCTTTCAATAAGTAAACTATTATCACCAACAGTTAATGTTTGATCCATATGAGCTTTAGATAAGAATCCAAAGATACCCATTGAAGTAATAAACATTAATACTACAACTGCAATAGTAAAATAACTTTTAAGTAATGTATTTGTTTTATCCCAGAACTGATATAACCATGAAGCTGTAAGTAATTTACCAACTTCTAGTACTGCTCCCATTATAGCTATTGGAATCTTAGCTGCAGCAAATATAGCCATAAGTCCAACTATACTATACCAAGCTGCTACTCCTGATATTGCCAATCCAACTATTAATGTGAGTATACCAAAAAACATTATGAATCTCTAGTAAAACTTAACAACTTATCAATTTGACCTTCTACCTGTTCTTTTCTATCAGGCCAATAAATGTATTCTTTATCAGATGTTTTTAGTAAGTTTACTAGCAAAGGCATAACTAACTTTTCACATTCATACAATCTATCTTTGTATGCAGATTCTAATTTATCTTTAGCAGCTTCAACTTTGTTAATTTTTAAACTAGCATCTCTAAGTTTTCGTGCTGCATCTGCTTCTGCTTCACTTACTTTTTGATCTGCTTCTGTTTCTTTCTTACGATACTCTTCCTCACTGACTCCAGTAAATCCATAATCGTAATCCATATATTCTTCAGGTATATTTCTTTTTAGTGCCATTAGAACAAATCCTCCAGTGTTGCTTTTCTCTCTGTATCCCAACCTATAGTTTCAAGTATAGACTTTATTGGTTCAAGATATCCTTTATCAAATTGTAAATCATAATCTATATGTTCCTTTACTTTAAACTCATCAGGTAGTGTTCCGTTAAATGCAATTACATTCTCTTGAACTCTATTAGGAAGTTTAAGATAAAGAAACTTAATCTTGTCACCAGAAAAGATCTTCTCATACTTCTTATCAAGATTGTATTGAGTTAAGAAGTAATTATATAACAAAGCACCTCTTACATGTATAGGAGTTGCCTTTCTATAGATCGAGCTCTTATCTCTATATTTATCCATATTAGAAACACCTCTAGGGAAAGCAACGTCTTCTGGTTGATATTCAAGATTCAATAACTTCTCACGTTCTTGTCTTATAAGTGTCTGTACAGCTTTCTCATCTTTAGTCATAATAGTAGAGATAGTTTTCTTAATTAAGTTTCTAAAGATGTTTGGTGTACTACTTCTTACAGCTTCAATACCCATCATCTTAATCTGAGGTTTCTTATATCGTATACCTTCACTATCAAGAACACTTAACATGTAATGTTTCTTTCCTGTCCATATACCTTTATCAGCAATCACTTCTCTTTTCATTATCATAAGTTGTTCATTACAACCCATCTTCTTTTGTAATCTTTCATAAGTTTTTTTAAACAAAGGTTCCATTACTTTCTTTGCAAACTCATCTAACTTATTAAGAGTGTTCTCTTTGGTTAGATTAGGATAAAACTTCTTAACAAAAGGTCCAAAGTTAATGTATAAACTATCTGTATCAATAGCTATAACATAATCAACTTTATTAGTTTTAAGAGCATCATTCATAAATTTATTAACAGCTTGCTCTGCACTTCGTATAGTATACTGTCCTGTTACAGTTATACCTTCAGCAATTCTTGTATCGTGGTATCTAAAGTATTCATTAGATAATGCACCATATAAAGTATTCATTAAGATCTTTAGTGCAAGTTGTTTAGTATCAAGTTTAGCAATATCTTTTTCTAGTTGTTCAAGATCTACTTTTTGATTACCATGAGCTCCACCTCTTTCTAATCCTGTATGATCATTATTATCAGCATTACTTAAATGAGCAAGAGTAGCTTCTTTATTTTTAGATTTTGCAATCATCTCTTTCTTGATAGTTGATCTTTCGTTGTATAGATTAGCAATAAGTTGAGGAATAATACCAGGCTTTGAAGTACTAAACAATTGACCTGTTGCAGCCATACAAGAATTATCAGGTCTTCTATATTCTTTATCTTCAAGTAGATCATCTACTTCAACGTGATCTACTTTTGTAGGTATAACAGTTTCAGGTGACATATTGTATTGCATAATGATATGTGGATATAGACTATTCAAGTCAAAACTCATAACCCACTCATGCATACCACAGATAGGATCCTTAACATGAGCACCTTTTATCTGTCCATCTTTCTTAGTTACTTTTCTACCAGGACATGCAATATTCTTCTTCTTTAAATCGTTATAGATTATACTATCCCAAACTATAACGGATCCAAACGAGTCTTTATAGTTAGTTAAACCTTTGTATGCAACCTCAAAACATAAAGAAAGTAATCCAAGTTTCTCTTCTATTCTTTGTACTACTTGTACATCTCTAATATTATAATCAACAAACTTCTGATGGTTCTCTTTATATAAAGATTGTAAACTTCCATATTCACTATAGTCAAGTTTTCTTTCACCAAGAACAACATTAGCAATATTATCTAACTTATAACTTTCTTGAGTTCCATATGTATATGCATACTTCTTAAATACAGGAAGATAATCTAATAGTTGTATACCTTGAGTATCATACCAAGGGTGAGTCTCACCACCAAAGTCTTTTAGAGCTTTGTTTATTTCTTTCCAAGGAGATAGCTTCAAAGCCATCTTACTCATCTCGTATGCTTCTAATTGTTTAGTTTTACCATTCCAAAACTTTCTAGTTACACCATCTTGGAACACACGAAGATATCTATTGATAAGATAATTCCAATCAAACAAAGTACTATTCCATCCTGTAACAACATCAGGATAATTAACTTGCCAATGATCTATAAACTTAGATAGTAAATCCTTCTCACTAAAACATCTTATATAATTTATATGCTCATCAGGACCCATCTTAACTTCACTCTTATAATCATCCCAAGGTCCAAGAGCCCAGACATAGTATCCATCATCTTTATTACTTTTAATCGTTATAGCAGTTACAGGATAACTTGCAAACTTAGGATCAGGAAATCCATGATCAGATTGAACCTCAATATCAAGAGCAACAACATTTATTGCATCACGATTCCACATATCACCAGCATGACTAAAATGCTCAGATATGAATTGGTTCTCATACTTCTCATTACCAAAGATAGTAGAGTTAGTCATACTTCTATTATCTTTAATAAACTTATCACAATCTCTCATACTACCAGGAGTATGTTCTTTTAGATTCTGACCCTGTAATGTTTTGAATTTAGAAAGACCATTCCAAGGAACATATAGTGTAGGTTGAAACTTTTCTTCACCTTTGTAAGGCATCCATTTAGATTTCTTATCACTATATTGATATCCTCTATATCGGATTACATCACTAAACTTAGTTCTGTGTCTATCTACACTTGTATAAAATGTTTGGTTAATCATTAAATAGATTATACTCTATCTTTTAAGATTAGGCAACGGTCCTGTTGGTTTAATTAATCCAGATCCTAATGTTTGTTGATATGCATTTGCAATCTCAGTCTTAGGAGTGTATGTCATTGTCACTTTATCAGTTCTAATCTTTACATCTTTCTTTGTACCAAATGGACTAAAAGGTGCAAACCCAACCATAGGTTGTTTAGTCTTTTCATCCATTCTCATTGATATCACAGCTGCATTATCTAATTTTATAAAAGGCTCATCATGAAAATTATCTTCATCAAATTTTGTAACGGATCCAAATACATCTTCACCACTTATTAATCTAAACGCTTGTACTCCGTTATACATTTACTTTCCTCATTCTTTCTACTAATCTATTAGCTCTGTTTGTTACTTGTTTATACCATCTACTGTCAACCATTTCGTCAGCAGCTTTGTTCCAATCTTT